TTTCTTTGTACGCTGTTCTTAAACTTGATGGTAGTGCGCCAAAATATTGTTGATTACCTTGAATAGCGTTCATTAAATCTTTTTGTTTTTGTTGTTCTTCTTTTAACTGTTGGTTTACAGTGTATCCTGCAACTGGGTTAATCAATCCTGTTACAAACGAAGCTCCTCTTCTTTCAAGATTAGTTACCTGTCTGCCATATGGATTTTTTGTAATGTACTGTCCAGATCCTCCATCGCCTACAGTTGGAGGTTTTTTTGGCCCTGGCGTTTGTAAAGGTCCTCCGCCTCCATCTCCATCTCCACCACTAAAACTATCTACTTGATCTTGAGATGCAGCAGCTCCAGCCGTGGCTTCAGCACCACCATACTCAACAAAACTTGGAATGCCCATAGGTGTCATGATACCAGATCCACCAGCTTGTTTTAACATATTAGCTTCTTTTGGATTTATGTATGCAAGAAACTCACCTTCAGGTGCCATCATTTTGGCATCATCTAATGATACTCCACCCTCTGCTAATAATTGTCTTGCTATTTGTGATCTAGTTATCGCCATTTTTTCACACTACTTTGTTTTAGGGAACAAATCAAGCGAAGGCATGATTACTTTAACATCTCTTCTAATCTCTGCTTCTGGTATGCCTTTTGCCTTCCATTCGTCCTCTGTTTTGTATACCTCACCTGTCTTTAGGTTAGATATGGTTGTTATTATCTTTTCTGGCTTTATTGTTTGCATTATGTTGTTACCTCTCTTGGTTCTATTTCTAATATAGAAGCTATCACATGCAGCTCGTTTGCATCGGTAGCTTGGACTTTCAAAACCTCACTAGCTTCCATAACAAGAGGCTGAGTTAATAGTTCTGTTGTAGCATTTGAAGATATAGCTTTGCTTTTAAATAAGCTAAATATATTGGACGATGCGTCCACTAAAGTCACTGTTATACTAGCTCCTGATCCTGCATCTTCAGATACTAAAATCGATTTAATCACAGCAGTTTTAAACGACGGCACTGTGTATAGTGTTGTAAGATTTGTAGTCGTTAGATCTGCTTTTTTATTTATAAAACTATTTGCCATTAATTTATAAAGAAGCTTTCTGCTTCCATTTCGTCTTTTAATTCTTGTTGATACGTTGTATTTAATTTTTGTATAACACCATCAAGATCTCTAACTTGTGCGTCAGCCACTTCTTGTTTGTATATATTACTTGGTCTCGTTAATATTTGTACTATCTTTGCCATTATCTTCTACCGTCTGGTTGTATATCTAATCTAAATGTACCTAGCTTCCAATCTTGAGCTGTACTTGTGTTTTCTACTTTTAATGCAATCGCTCTAGCCCTTGCTCTTGTGTCTACTTTAGTTGTAGATGAGCTAACATCAAAAGGTCCAAGTGATGAGCCAGAGGCTGTACTATTAGAATAGTTTTTTAAATTTAAAGTTATTCTTGTATTACCTGTTTGAGATACAAAGTCAGGAATAAATCTTCTAACTTTCATTACAAACTCACCATCACCTCTTAAGTTTGGAACACCTGGTTGTTGTTGTGTAATATCAAAATCTCCTGAAAGTATATTTGCTGTAATCGCTGTAACTGTACCGGCCTTAACTTGATCTGTACCAGTTTCATGTTGGTAGTATGTTGATACACCATCTGTATTTCCTTGTACGTATGTAGCGGAAGTAGCTGGCTCTGTACTATTAGCATCATACTCTAGTGCGTGTGGTTTACCAAAAATAGCAGAGTCTTTCCAAACAGTTCTAGCTAATGTTCCTATTGTCCATATTGGTCTTTGTGGTGATGAGTCTTGATAATTATAACAAACCATTTTATTTACAACTCCTGAAGAGGCAGTTGGATAAAACCACATAATTTCACCAAACAAGTTATTTAATCCTGCAGCTATCATTTGATTACCAGAATCTAAATTTATATCATCATAAACAAAATCTTCTACAAGACATGGTAATGATTCAAGGGCACCAGCGTATTTAAAGAAACCATTTTCAGATAACCAATATGCTGCACCATCTACCTCTACCACTGCATTTTTACCGGCTAGTCCACAGTTAGTTCCAACTTGTACGAAAGCAAATGTAAATGGTTGACCTACGAATCTTTGTAAGAACAAAGCTGTGTCTGTGTAAACATAAATCGCATCTCTACCTCTAATGGCTCCCATGATCCGTGATCCGTCGGCCAGTCTCTGTGTACCAGCTGTATTGGTTGCTGTAGGTGTGTACGTGTTAATATCTTCTTGGTCCGAGAATCTAATAAACATATCATCTTGTGTAGACTTTGTACCAATCGTTGTTTCTGTTCCAAAGAATACTAAGTGTCTATCCGGTGTAGATACGAGCATGTGTCTTGATGCAGTTGGTGCACCAGATATAATCGTAGCTCTGTTGGATGTAGCGTTTGTTGCTGCAGAGTCCCATTCAAATACTTCACCATCAGCGATTAGACAAATAGCTTTATCACCAAAATTATCTAAGGACCATGATCCAGGCTCCAAGACTAAGTCACCAGATGCTGCTTCACCCCAAGCTACGAAATCAGATGTATTTGTAACTGTGTCTCCTGCAGTATGTGATGCTGCTGTTGTATTTCTTACACCTCTAGTTACACCTGTTAATGTGTTTGTCGATATACCTGTGTAAGATATTTCTTCTGTTCCAATTTTAATAAAGTTAGTTCCAGAACTTGGTAATTGTGATGCATCATTTACTGTTATACTAGTTGCAGCTGCAGATATATCAGCTGATAAAACTGTTGTGTATGCTCCTACAGCTTCACCACCCCAAGTTCCAAGGGACCAACCAAGTCCTTGAGCTTGAACAGCTGGTCCAACTCTATAATAATGTTGAACTCTAATACCGCCTGACTCACTAGCACCAGATCCTGACTCATTAGATGGCATTGTTATTGTAATTGTGTTTGATGATGGCACGGTTGTAACCATAAATCTTATGTCATCAAAATCAGAGGCACCAAAGTTTGAATCTGTAATAGATGAAAAGTTATCTAGTAAAACGATATCTCCTTGTTGAATGTTATGATCACCAGAAAAGTTTATTGTAACGGAAGCTGATCCGTTAGTCGTGCTAAATGCGTTCGATAATGTATTTGTAGATTTAATTGGATGTATGTCATAAAACACACCACCTGAGTAGGCATATAAAATTCTGTTTGTTCCAATGATAGAATACTTAATACTTTGACTGTTAATATATTGGTGCATGCCTCTAGCAGCACCGGTTACATTATCTGCTCCTAGTTGTGACCAACCACCTATTTTTTCAGGTGTATCATATCTAAAACGAACATTATCACAGTCTATCCACTGACCTTCAGCGGCTGTCGCAGTAATTTGTTTATTAATTCCAGGGGCAAACCCTATCTTCTGTAACATAGATCTCCAGATTATATTAGATTGCGTTGATGTTCAACGTTATTTGACTATTCCTAGCATAGGTCTTTTATCATATAAATTAGACTTTGCAAACTGTCCATCTGCATGATTATAGTGTAAAAACACTTGACCACATAACTTGCCTGTAAAAGGTTCTCTCCAATGTTCTAATTCACAACCAGAGTATATAAGCATATCGCCTTGTTTTAGGTCCACTTTTATACCTTTGGGTGCACCAGGCTTATGTATGTTCTTATACTCGTCTATGACGTTGTCAGACCCCGTAGGATCGATAAATATAGGCCATGGATCTCCACCTAGGTTTAATGTGGTAGATATTTCACAGCTAGGTCTATCCTTGTGTCTTTTCAGAATATTGCCTGTTCTATAAAGTCTTGTGTATGAATATGTTGGTACTAGTTTAAGCCCTGTTTTCTTTTGCATTACAGCTATGGTTTTTACTAGTAATGTCTCCATGAGTCTGTCGCCATATTTAGCGTAAGAGTTTGGAACTTGTGGGTCATTAAAATTACCTACAAGTTTATTGCCTTTATGAGTCATGCCATTTTCTAACATCCAAAAATCTGCTTCTGCTGATATTTGTAAATAGGTATAGGCTAGGGCTGCTACCTCTTTAGATATAGCACCACGTATTACTTGATATTTATTTTTTTTAAACATATTTGTGTTTTACTTTGTTATACTCAGGAGGCATAATTTGATCTATTATACCATCTTTGTTTCTTCTTATTTGTAGATCTTTACCTAACTTAAACAAAGATCTAATTTCATCGTCTGATTTAAGTTCTCTACCTTCAGGTCTATAATTAGGGTCATAGCTATTTATTATAATAGGCACTTCTTTATACCCTAAAATTTTTGCTGCTGTCATTCTATTGTTTCCAACAATTACTTTAATTTTTTTACCATAATGATGTCCATACTCTGCATATACAGGATCAAGCATGCCATGTTTTTTCATAGAGTTTAAAAGAGAAATTTTAAAATTAATTTCTTCCTTATGAAATTCAGGTCTATCTATATATTCAATTTTTTCTATAGGCAGTTTTGTATAAGTAATCATATTTGTATAAAATTATATGATACAGATATTCTCCAATTCTTCTCACCTTTTTCGGTATTCATATTTATATCAACACCATGAGGTAGCCAAGATGGAAAGAATATCATACGTCCTTCTATAGGTTCATAAGCACATACTCTCCATAATTGCTCTGGTAGATTATCTACTCTTCTAGGCATATGTGTATTAGGTCCTGGTCTAGGATCTTCTAAAAATAGTTTACCTGAGTTCTTTGGCACTTTAATATAATATACACCTGACCACATAGAGTTAGGATGTGTATGTGTTTTATTGTAACTGTAGGTTGGATTAATATTAGCCCACATGTTACCAAGACCTAGTTTGCCTTCTATACCATAATCTTTATTACACTCGTAAGCCATTTTAAATAATTCATCAATCAAAGGTTTGTATTCTTTTTTCCTATCCATATTTGTTTTGCTGTGCCAACCAAAACCAGAGTTGGTTTTAACTTCACCTTTGGGATCTGCTTTTCGCCACTTCTTTATTTCTTTAAATAAATATTTATTAAATTCTTTTGCATTAGGTAGATCTTTAAAATAAACAGCAGTTGGAAATAGTATTTTTCTTTGTAGTTGATTCATTTAAATGGTGGTCCTCCAAACCACATCACTAATGATTTTCTGACCCCCTTTTTAACTGGAGATACTTTGTGTCTTAGAAATGATGCAAAGAATATTGCTTGTCCCTGTTTTAGGGTTAGTGGTTTTTGTTCACCCAGATCTGAAAATAAAAGATCTCCGCCTGTAAACTCTGATGGATCTGATAACAAACATGTCATGGATATTTTACGTATAGGGTGTGAGCCCTCTTGGCCAAAAGGATTTAGATCCATGTGCCAATCATAAAAACCTTTTTTAGGGTATACGGTAAATTGTGCAGGTTCTGTAATTTGAACTCCATCAAAACCAAAGTGATTTAAGTTTACAATAGAGAGTTGGTTCTCAATTACTTTGTACATCTGTGTTAATTTATCAAAAGGTATCCAAGATATTGTTGTAACTCTTCTTTTTGTATCGTATATACCCTTTTTATTCCCACCAACTTTCGCTTGTTCAGGTGCACATTGATGACCAGCATCAATAATCATTTTACATTGTTCAGGTGTAAAGATAGGTTGTGTAGTTGTAGCAACATAAGATTGCCATGTTGGCATTCTAGGAATCATTTTATATATCTAACTCCTCGTTTTGTCCCATGCCTGTTCGTGATGCTACAGGATTATACTCAACATCTACGTTACAAACTAATGTTCTTCTTTTTTCTTTTGTTCCGTTAAACGGATATACGCAGTGTCTCATGTCGTATGGAAAAACATAAAAGTCTCCTATCTTCATATTGGGTGAATAATCTGTTTTACAAAATTGTCCGTTAGATGCTCCAATAATTTGTAATCGTCCATTCATAGGTCTTTGCGGTGCTGAATACTCTATGCCTGTTTCTTTTGGTAATTTCATAATCATTACAGAAGATAAGCCTGTGTATAGTTTACCTTGATGTATGTGAATTGGATTATATTCATGTGCTTTCATCTCATTAACCCAAATAGAATTTATAGATTTATTTGTTGGACCTATCTTGTTCCAATCTGTGTAATGATCAAAGATACTATGAAACCACTTTAATATATCATCCGGTAAAAAACAATGCTGATGCATTTTATCATTATCAGGACCAGAATAAAATAATGATACTTCGTCTTCTATTTTACCAACTAATTGTTTATTTGCTTTCGGTAATTGTTTCTTTTGTCTTTCATAAATTTCATTAAGACCCACGAATACTTCTAAAGGGACCTGGTATTTTAAAATCGTCTGACCTAAATAAACGAAATCAAATTTCATTTTAATTTTTTAGTTTTCTTATCGTTTAAAGATAAAGTGTTTTCTTTTAATCCTTTTTCCAAAGCTTCTAGTTGCCCTAATATATTAAAAACTTCTGGTTGAGTTGTACCAGGTGTAATTGTTTCTTTCTGTCTTTGAAACCTTAATAGGTAAGATTTAGCTTGGTGCGTGTTTACATCTCTATCATCAAAAGAACCATCATGAAATTCTTTTTTAAGTTTAGACCAAAGAGCAACTTCCCTCATTCTATGTTTAGCGACAAGTTCCATTTGTGCTTTACCATATAATTTTTCCTCTAACTCTACTTGCTTAAGTTCTTTCTCTAATGGATCTTTTTCTTTTTTAATATCTCTTTGTAGTTTCTTTATCTCAACTTCATTCTTCCTAGCATCGAAAGATAAGTGAACTAAGTTTTCAAAGTGTGTATTCTGTTCTCTTACAGATTGCCAATACTTTGCAGCTTTCGTTGGATATTTGTTATCTGATAACACAGAGAATCTCATTTCTGTTTCTGTACGAAACATTTGTTTCTTCATCCATGTATCTTGTAGTTCGGGTATTAATTTCTTAAAATTTTTAACATCATCCTTATCTAAGATGTTTGTTAAATACTTTGACTCTGTTTCTAATTTAGTCGCAATATTGCGTTTTTCTTTTGACATGCTATCTCCTTTATTCATTTCTAATGTCTTTATATACCTTTCTATATAAAGGTCAAGTCTACGATATAGTTACTGTAGACAATGCAGCTTCTACTGTCCATTCCTCTGTTGCACCACCTGCAGGTGTTCTTGCTCTATATGTGCCTGCACCTGTTCCTTGTGTTGTTCCATGTGATGTTTCTGATGCCGTAGCCATATCGTTCATTTCTGTCCAAGATGTGCCATTCCAAAATTCTGTATTGTCATATACTCCACCTGGTTGTGGACCGCCTCCAAAAATCATTACAGAGGTAAATTCACTACCGCCTCCTGTTAAGAAAGCTCTACCTGTGTTTAATTCATTACCCTCTGACCAACTTGCTCCATTCCAAGTTTCACTTTGTGCTGGATTAGTAGATGGACTTCCTCCATATCCACCAGCTAGAACTGCAGCTGTAACTGTTCCACCACCTTTTAAAAAATATCTTCCATCATTTATTTCACTGACTTCAGACCAAGTTGAGCCATTCCATTGTTCAACATTATCAATACTACTTGATCCGCCAGCGTATATTGCAGCTGTTTGTAGTCCTCCAACACTTCCACCAACATTTCGACCAGTATTCATATTATTAGCTTCAGTAAAACCTGTTCCATTATAAGTCATTGTATCTACTCTTAATGGGGTACTCTGTGCATAACCAAATATAATTCCTGCAGTTTGTGATCCTGTTGCTCCGCCTGCCGCACCCGCTGTACCTAACTCAGTGCCTTCTGACCAACTTGTTCCATTATATTCTTCAACGTCTGTTGAAGAACCTCCTCCTCCAGCTGCAACTCCTGCAACCAATGATCCAAAATCTGCACCTTGTTCTCTACTACTACTCATTGATCCACCTGATGACCAAACACCTGATGGTACCCCAGCCGCTTTTCCAAAACCTTTTAACGTTGTGCCTCCAGATAAAAATAAATCACCTTCGTTTAAGTGAGGTCCTGAAGGGAAAGTCCATTGTTCTGTTGCAGTTTGCACAGTACCTGGAGATGTACAACCAGAAAAAGCTAAAGCCTGTGTGTTACTTCCATTCGTGCTTCCACCAAGTTCTCGTCTACCTGTGCCTAAATCATTTACTTCAGTCCACGATGTGCCGTTCCAAGACTCCGTACTTGTAAGCGCTGTTGAAAGACCACCAAAAGCTAAACTGTTTGTGCTCGAAGATCCTGATCCTGCTAATAAATCTCTGGCTGTGTTTAATTCATTGACTTCAGTCCAAGATGAACCATTCCAAAGTTCTGTAGTGTTAGAAGCACTACCAGTAGTTCCTCCAGCTACAACAGCAGCAGTTGTTGATCCTGATCCTATACCAGCTGCTCTTGCTGTATTAATTGCAGTAGAACTAGTAAAGCTAGCACCATTATAAGTATTGGTTGCATTTGTATAAGGACCCGGAGCCGTTGCACCACCAACGGCAAAAGCCGCAGTTTGTGTTCCTAATTGAATTATTTGACTCATAGTGGCTGGATAATTTGCTGTTTCTGTCCATGAAGCTCCATTCCACTCTTCGGTATCAGTTGTTGCAGGTGCACCTCCAATTAATAAACCAGCTGTTTGTGTTCCGTTATTACCTCTATAAAATTTTGCTGTATTGACTTCAGCTATCTCAGTCCAAGATGATCCGTCCCAAGACTCTACACTATTTACCGTTGAAGGATCATTTCCTGTCGCTGCTATTGCTGCCGTGTAAGTTCCAAAACCAGATAGAGCTTTTCTACCTTCATTCATTCCAGATTGACTAGACCAAGTTCCAGCATTTACAGTTGGATCTTTTGCTCTTGTTTGTATCGTTACACCTTTTATTTCCTTATACGTTGCCATAATTAACTTGATCCTATTGTTTTGTTAGCTAGAGAAGCAGTCCATTCTTCTGTAGAGGCAGATCTACCTGGATCGGCAGTTCCTCCAAAACAAAGATTTAAACTTCCTGATCCTGCTCCACCCATTCCGTTTCCTCTTGCTACTGACAAATCAGCTAATTCAGTCCAAGCCGTGCCATTCCAATGTTCGGTAATAGCTACGTTTGCTGGAGGCGGAGTGTTTCCTCCAAAAACTAAACAATCTACGTCATTTGTTCCATCACCGGCAAAATAACCTCTTGTTTGATTTAAATCTGCAACTTCAGTCCATGAAGTTCCATTCCAAGTTTCAGCGTTATCTATGTATCCTGAATTGTTGTGTCCACCTGCTTCTATTGCTGAGGTTTGTGTTCCACCTCCTGCGCACGCGTATTTAATAGTATTTACCTCTCCAACCTCTGTCCAATTACTTCCATTCCAAGATTCGTTATTATTAACACCAGTTGTAGTTGTATAACCCGAAGCAAATATAGTTGCAGTTTGAGTTCCTGCTCTACCACCATATCCTCTAGCTGTATTAATTTCATTAACTTCCGTCCAAGCCGAACCATTCCAAGACTCAACTTGATCTCCTGCCGGAGCTCCTTGTCCAGAAAGAAGTAATGAATTGTATAATCCTGTATTGTTAGCATATCTTCTAGCAGTGTTTATTTCTGTGGTTTCAGTCCAAGATGAACCGTTATATTGTTCGTGAGCATCAGTTTGATAAGGTGGGTTTGCCACTGCTCCTCCCACATATGCAGCTGCTGTTTGAATACCAGCTCCTTGTGCAGCATCCCTAGCTGTATTTAAATTTCCACCGCTAGCCCACGTTGCACCTGGTAAATCCGTTATCGTTTCTTTAAAAGTGTTTGTTGCTGAATTAAAAAATAATTGTCCTTCCTCTATTTGTACAAATGTTGAAGGTGCTTCAAATCTTTCTCCAGCAGTAGACTTACCATTGTCTCCATAAGCATAACCATCTGTGGCAGCACCAAAACCCATACCAGATGATCTTGCTGTAGACATATTAGCAATTTCTGTCCATGATGTTCCGTTGTAATGTTCTGTATTTGTAGTTTCAGGAGGTTGTCCACCTGCAAATATTGCCTCTGTATAAGTTCCAAAACTTCCACCAAAAGCTCTTAGTGAATCATTCATTTCAGCAACTTCAGTCCACGTAGAACCATTCCATGATTCTGTATTATTAGTTATTGATCCAGGATAAGGAGAGCCTGACATACCTGCTCCAACTAGAGCAGCAGTTTGTAGTCCTGCTCCACCTGCATCTCTTCTACCTAAATTTAAATCGCCTTGTTCTGACCAAGAAGTTCCATTCCAATACTGGTTTGTTACATTGTTAACACCTGGAGAAGTATTACCCACTCCACCAACTACAGAGCCAGCTGTTACCGTACCAAAACTTGTTCCATTACAAGAAGTTCTACCAGCAACCATTTCGTTTACTTCAGTCCAAGAACTTCCGTTAAAAGTTTCGGTTGTATCTCTAGTACCTGCCGGTGAAGATGTTGTATATCCTCCACACATAAGTGCAGATTCACTAGAAGTTGCAAAACCTCCAGGTTCTGTTCTACCTTCATTTAAACTAGGTGCAGCAGTCCAAGCTGTTCCATTAAATGTTTCAGCAGTAGCTGTGTAATCACTAGAAGGATCAGATCCACCCATAACCATGGCTGAAGTTGATGGTCCACCACTAGCTGCTACACCTCTTGCTGTGTTCATAGCTGGTCCAGAAGACCACGCACCTCCGCCAAATTGAGACGGAATGGTATCGCTTGCCAGTGTTTGAACTGTAAATCCTTTTACGCTTGAATAATTAGCCATAGGTTAAAGACTATGGAAGATTATATACTACTGGTCTAGATTGTCTTTCTTGCTCCTCAGCTGACAATGCATCGTATGCAGCTTGCGCTGTTTCGATTTCAGCAGTAACGATAGCTTGTGCTTCATCTTTTGATTTAATTGCACCGCTTACTTTACTGATCCATTGATCACCATAAAGATTATCGCCTACAACCCATACTTCACCAGGATGACCTGAGAGGTGAAATTGTTTTCTCT